CGGCCCCCCCGCCCCGAAAAACCCCGGCCCCGCGGCATCGCCCCCATCTGCCCCCGCCGCACCCGCCAGACCACCCCGCACATCCCCACCCCCACCCCCGACCACCACATCCCCGGACAGGACGAACTGCCCCTCGTCCACCACCAGCCCACCCTCTGGAGCCTCTGATGCGAATCACCCTCGATCTGCCGACCGTGACCATCGACCCGTCCGATGACGGTGGCCGCGACCAGGACGGCGCCCCCTACGGGCTGCCGGACTGCCCGCACTGCCACACCGAGTACTACGGCGACATGGTCAAGACGACGGACGGCCTGGTCCACGAGCGTTGCCTCGTCGGCTGGTTGTCGCGCCGTGACGAGCGGGATGCGTGGAAGGTTCTGGCCGCTCAGGTGGCCAAGCATCCGTCCCGGCAGTCGGCGCCCACGATGCGCGCCGTGATTCAGGCGCTGCTCGCGATGCAGCCCAACCCCACCCCGTGACAGCACGACCGGCTGCCCCCGTTGGACCCGGGGGCAGCCGGCCCGCCCACCGTACCTGCACACCACCTGGAGCCCTGATGCCCACCACCCCCACCCCCGCCGACCTGCTGCGCGCCGCCGCCGAGCGCGCCCGGACGGTGGCCGACCCGGTGTACCTGGCGTTCGCCCGCCTGCTGGACGGCTACGCCACCGACTGGGACTGGTGCCACGCCGACCACCCCGGGACGGTGCTCGACGAGTACGCCCTGGCGGTGGCCCGGCAGCTCCTCGGCACCAGCGTGTGCCCCGAGTGCCGCGACACGGGGGCATGCAACGGCGGCCCGTGCCCGCTGACCGCCGACGCCGCCGCCGCGTTGGGCGACGGAGCGGTGCGCTGCCCGCTGTGCCCCGGCCCGCTGATGCTGCACACCCCGAGCGGGGCCCGCGCGCACTTCGCCCACGTGCACCCCGAGCAGCAGATCAGCGGCCGTCAGGGTCCGTGGCCGGTGCTGGTCGACGCCGCCCCGCCCGCGCCTGCCGACCGGGCCGCCGTGCTCCGGGAGGCGTGGAACCTGGCGCATGAAGAAGCCAGCCGACTCGAAGAGGTCGCGGGGATTGAAGCCGCCCGTGGCGCACGGTGCGTCGCGTACCGCCTCCGCCGCCTGGCCGCCGACGCTGCCGCCGGGGTGCAGCCGCCCACCGAGGGCGAGGCCGAGCCGCCCACGCACCTGCCGAAAGGCACGAACGCCGAGGACTGCCCCGCGTGCAAGGGCACCAACCCGCCGTACCCGTTCCTCTGCCCCGGCCCGCCCGCTGCCCCTGCCGCCTGACCACTCCTGCTGTGTGGCCGCCCCACCACAGGCGGCCACACCACACCCCGGAAGGACCCGACCGTGGACCAGAACCAGCGCCGCGCCCGCCTCGCCGCCCAACGCCAGGCCCCCGGCTACCGGCCCACCCGCACCGCCCCGATCCCCGACTCGGTGCACACCGACCTCAACGCCATCGACGCCGCCACCACCGACCCCACCATCCGCGCCCTTACCGCCCGCATCCGAACCGCACTGACCGACGGACCGCCCCCCGTGCCCTGCCCGGCCACCGAACCCGCCCCCGACGGCGGAACTCCGTACACCTGCTCCCTCACTACCCCAAACCACGATCTGCACCTCGACGAACAGCGCAGCGTCTGGTGGACGCCCGGCGACGACACCACCGAGGGGGCCCGGTGACCACCCAGCCCGAGCGGATCGCGCTCGACGACCTCACCAGCGACGCCCTCGACGACCTGTACGCGCGGCTCGACCTCCTCGAAGCCGGCCGCGACGAACGGGCCGCGCTGCTGGAGGAAGCCCGCGACGCCCTCGAAGCCGCCGGAGCGGGCCGGGTCCACGGCGACGACTGGCCCCGGCTCGTTCCCGCCATCGAGGAACTGGCCCGCCGCGCGGACACTGCCGACGCCATTGCCGAGGGCAACCTGCGGCACGTGAAGCAGCTCATCCCCGCAGTGCGCGCGGCCGAGGCCCGTGTCCGCGAGCTGGAGGCCGAGAACGCCCGCCTGACCGCCGGGCGCGCGGCCACCACCTGACCCCACCAACCACCCGACCGCGTCCGCCGAGGAGCCGACCATGACCACCCCGCCCGAGTTCCTCGACGGAACCACCCCCCACTGCGGCCCCCGCACCGCCCACCTGTTCGACAGCACCAACCCGAAGGACGAGCGGGAGGCCGCCTCGGTCTGTGCCGGCTGCCCCCTCCGCACCGCCTGCGCCACCCACGCCCTCACCGTCCCGGAGGAGCGGGGTACGTGGGGTGGGCTGACCGCGCATCAGCGGCGCCGGATCCTGAACCCGGACGACGGGACGTGGCTCGACAGTGAAGGCCGTGTCCGGCTGCCCTGCGGCACGTTCAACGCGCTCATGGCGCACCACCGGTACGCGGAGACCTGCGGGCGCTGTGAGGCCGCCCAGCGGGCGCGTACGGCCTCCAACCGCCGCGCCCGGTTGGCCGAGGAGCACGCTGCCGGCGGCACGACCACGGGGGCGGAGATCCACCGGCGTCTCGGGGAGCGGCCGTGTCTGCGCTGCCTGGCTGCCGAGGCCCGCCGGTCCGCGTACCGGCGGGCCGCCCGCCGCATGACCCAGCAGCCCGACCGGCGTGCCGGGTTGGCGATGGCGTCATGACCACCACACCGAAGGGAAACACCATGCCCACCGACCCGAACCACGGTGCCCTGCTCCGTGCCGTCGAGAAGCTGACGACGCAGGTCAGACGCATCGCCGACACCCTCGCCGACGGGACCGTGCAGGACTCGTTCGCCCTCGCGCCGCCCGTCGTCACCGACGACGACGGGGCGCAGACGACGGCCGACGACACCCCCGCCTGGAAGCTTTGCACCTGCGGCGACAAGCCCGTCACGGCACGGCACCCCGAGCCGTGCCCGCTTTCCCGCGAGCCGTACGCCAGCGAACTCGCCGAGATGCACGGCACGCCCTGGCCCGCCAGGCCCTACAAGATGTGCTCAGCCACCACCACGAACCCTTCCGGCCAGCCGCTCGGCCCGTGCGTCCTGCAATACCAGCACGACGAGCCCATCCACCAGGACGCCGAGGGCGCCTATTGGGCGCAACCAGGAGGCGGCGACACCCCGAAGACGCGCGGCGCAGAGAAGCAGCGGACCATCCGCCGCCAGCAGTTCCGCCTCCTCCTCAACCAGCTCAACGACGGCACCACCCCGCTCACCCCCGCCCAGGTGCAGGCCCTTACCGCCTACGTGGCTGACGAGATCGTCGAGTGCAACATGGAGACGCAGGAGGCCGACCGGCTGGAGGCCGAGGCGGCCGACTGGAAGGCGACCGCCGCCGTGTACAGCGGACTCCACCGCACCGCCGAGAACGAGCTGAAGCAGGCCCATGCCGAGCTGGCGGAAGCCACGGCCGCCATCGAGCGGGTGCGGGCCATCAGGCCGTCCCCGCCCCGGTCGGAGTTCAACGCCCGCACCAACGCCCAGGACGAGGGCTGGGACCAGGCGTTGGCGACCGTGCGCGCCGCGCTCCTCGGCCCCATCGCGGAGGGCTGAGCTGTGGCCACCGTCGTCCTCCTCGTGGCGTCTGCGATCATGCTCGGCTTCGCCGGGTGGGCCACCTGGGACGGCCACCGCCACATGCTCCGAGCCGAAGCCGCCGCCCGCCAGGCACAGGAACACGCTCGGGCCGCCCACCGCCATGCCGTCCACGCCCGGGAAGCTGCGGACCGAGCGCAGGCAGCGCGCCGCCCCTGACGCAGCACAGACGCCCGTCACCCCACCAGGGGCGACGGGCGTCGTCACGCTCAGACGGCCGTCAGGACGCGTACCGGGTCACCTTCGTGACCTTGCACGACACCTTCCCGTCCACCTTGTCGAGGGACTGCGCGTCCGCCTCAACCTCCTGCCCGGCCGCCACGTTGTTCGACGCCGCGAACGCCTCACCCAACCGCTTCCCCGACGCGTCCACGAACTCCACCGACACGATGTAGTTGCTGGTCTTGCTGCTGCGGTTCGTGATCAGCACGTCCGCCTTCGGCCAACCCGTCGTGCCGTTCACCTCGCACCCGGTGATCTTCGCGTCACCCTCGGGCCCGGACGGCTCCTTCGCCTTCGCCGGGGCCTCCTCCTTCGGCTCCTCCTCCGCCCCCTTCTCAGGCGCGGCGGCCGGCTTCGACGCCGTCACCGACGGCCTCGACGACGCCTCACCCCCGTCGTCGCCCCCCAACGCCACCACACCGACGATCCCGATCACTAGCAGCAGGCCCACCACCCCCAGGCACCCGAAGCCCACGATCTTCCCCGCGTTGCTCTTCGGCGGGGCCGGCGGCGGCCCGCCCCACTGCGGCTGCTGCGGCCCCCACCCCTGCGGCGGCTGGTTCTGCGGGTACTGCTGCGACATGGCGTCCCCCCTGGGATCTCCGTCTACGTCCGCGCACCGTACGACCCGGGCGGACCCGCCGTCTCCGGACGTGACAGAACCGTGACGACGACGTGGCGACGACGTGTCGCTGACGGGCCGTCTGGACGACGACGACACCCGTCGACTAGGCTGCTGCTCGCACCGACACCGATAGCAGCGGTCCGGGCACACAAACCAAAAAAGCGGGCCCAGGCGACACGGATAGCAGCCGTGGCCTGGACCCTCACCACCAGGAGAATGGACCTCCCGATGGCTGACCAGCACCTTAGCGTGCCGTCCCCCCACGACGGCACCCGTCCCCCCTGGTACGCGCGCACCGCGACCACCGTCGGACGCCCCGCCGTACTCACGGCCACCCTGATCATGTCGATGCCCGGCGAATACAAGGTCGCCCGCCTCGCCGGATGGTCCGACCCCTGGGCCTACGGCATGCCGTTCGCCCTCTCCGCCTACGCCGGCATCGCCGCAGTCGTCGCCGCCACCCGCCCCAAGGGCGCCCGCGGCCGACTCTCCGCCCAGCTCGGCGCCGCCTTCGCGATCATCCTCGCCCTCGCCGCGCAGGTCGTCGCGCACCTCGTGCAGACCGAGCACATGAACGGCAACCAGGCGTGGCTCATCGCGATCACCTCGATGGTGCCCCCGGCCGTCCTGGCGCACCTGCTGCACCTCGCGGCCACCCCGACGCCCGTCACGGCCCCGTCGACCAGCGTCGACACCCCCGTCGTCGAACGGGCCGACGCCCCCGCCGACCCGGCCCCCACCGCCGTGCCGCCCATGCCGCAGCAGGCGCCCGCCATCGAACCCACCCCGGCCCCGGCCCCCGTCGTCTACCGCGACCCCCGGTGCGTCATCGTCCGCCCCCTCTACGCCGACGGCACCCGCCCCGGCACCGGCGCCATGCGCGACGCCCTCCTCGCCGCCGGCCACGGCCGCGTCGGGGACTCCACGATCCGCGGCACCATCCGCGCCGAGATCGAGGAGCACGAACCGCACCTGGCGCTGCTGCCGCCCGCACTCCACGGCCGCACCGCGTAGGCCCGTGGTCGCCGCGTTCTTCGTCGGCTCCACCGTGCTCGGTTTCGTAGGTCTCGCCTACGTCTGCCTCGACGACCTGCCGCGTATCGCCGGGTCTGTCGCCCTCGTGCTCACCTTGGCCGCCCTCGGGCTGGCCCTCCTCCACTGAGGACACCTCGTGCCTGAGCCCATCATCCCCACCAAGATCATCCCCGGGGGAGTGCCGCTCCCCTCCGGCCCCCCGCCGCCCGGCGCCGTCCCCCCGTGGCGCGCACCGGCCCCGGCCGCACCCCCGCCACCTCCCCCGCCCGTACCGCCCACCGTGGCCGTCCCGGCCCCGGAGCCGCCGAGGCCGCCCGACCCCGTGGTGCACGTCCACGTCGTCCTGCCGTACGAGCCCGAACCGGAGCCCACCCAGTGGCAGCGGCTGTGGGCGTGGGTCACGGCGATCGGCCGGCCCTGGCAGATCGGCGGCGCGCTCACCCTCGCCTCCCTGCCGCTGTTCGGCGGCCACAGCATCGCCACGCTCTGGGCGTCCGCCGTCGCCGAGGCCCGCACCGACCAGGGCCAGGCCGCCGGATACGCCCTCGCCCTCACCCCCCTGGCCATCGCCATCATCCGCATCGTCCAAGGCGGCGGCACCCTCCGCCGCCTCCTGCTCCTCGCCGTGTCCCTCGTCGGCCTCGCCGGAGCCATCGACCTGTACGACCCCGTCACCTGGATCACCGGAGTGCACCCCTCATGACCACCACCCAGACCGGCGCCAGCCTCGCCGCCTGCGCCATCGCCATCGCCATCCTCGGCATTCAGCTCCGCAAGTGGTGGGTCGGCGGACGCGCCTGGAAAGACCTACTCCCCACCATTCAGGGCTTCGTGACCGGCGGCCTCGCCACGATCTGCGTCGGCGGCCTCGGCGGCTGGCTCGCCGGATGCACCCGCCAGCTCGCCAACGGCGGCGGGTCCAAGGCCGTCACCGGCGTCACCGGCACCGACTCCAGCTCCCCCATCGCCGCATCCTCCCTCGGCCAACTCACCGAAGAGGGAGGCGTCGTTGTCTTCCTTCTCGCCGTGCTGCTCTTCGTCACCTACAAGGCCGCGCCGAAGGAGGACAAGGGCAAGCTCCTCGGGGCCATGGCCGCCGGGATGATCCTCTGCGTCACCGCCGGTGTCGCCGGAATGCTCGACGGCCTCCCCGAACTGGTCAACAGCCTCGGCCTCTCCGGTCGCAACATGCTGGAAGGGAACGCCTGATGGCCGAGCCGACCGCCATGCAGCGCGGCGCCCGGACCCTCACCCACGGGCAACGCCTCCTCCTCCGCCGCCTCGCCGCCCGCGCCGCCGCGTGGGTGCGCGCCGGCCGCCGCGACGACCTCGACGGACTTGCCGCCGTCCTCGGCTGCCTCCTCCGCGCCGTGCTCCTCCTCGCCGGGGCGTACGGGGCGTGGTGGGCGCTCCGCCGGTGGCCCGCCGCCCTGTGGGTCCTCGTCCCCCTGTGGTGCTGGGCGGCCGTCCGGGCCATCCCCACCGACCCCGAGCAGCCCGCCGCAGAGGAGCCGCCCACGGCCGAGGAGACCGCCGCTCACCGCGAGCACCTCCTCGACCTCATCCGGACCCTCATCGGCGACCGCCCCGGAGTCCACCTCTCCACCCTCCTCGCCCACCTCCAGAAGCACGGGCAGGCCGAGGGCTGGGAGGTCGGCGACCTGAAGGACCGGTTGGCCGCGCTCCAGGTGCCCGTACGGAAGAGCGTGAAGGTGGCCCGCCGGGTGGCCACCGGGGTCCACCGTGACGACCTCCCGCAGCCCTCCCCGGCCGAGGCCACCCAGGACGCCGCGTAGAGGTCTACCACCCCCGTCTACCTGCGGATCTACCACCGCGACTACCTCGATCTACCGCCCCGGCTACCGCTCAGCTACCCCACCAGGAGACCCCGATGAGCAACGAGAACAGCATCAGCGACAGCACCGCCGAGACCGTCGTCCAGGCCGAGACCACCGGCCCCATCAACACCAGCGGCGACCAGCATCACGTCACCTTCACCGGCCCCAGCAACGGCGTCACCGTCATCCACGGCGACATGGACGGCCAGATCACCCAGACGTTCAACTGACCCCGGGGCGGCCGCATCACCACCAGCCCCACCAGCCACGAAATTCGACGCACCCCAACACGCCCCCGGACGCCCGGACTCCGCCGAGCCGAGCGCGGGTAGGGCGACCAACACCAACCCGAGAGGACCCCGCCATGACCGAGCCCTACTGCACCAACGACGACATCGATCCGGACGCCCACGCCGACACACTCCTCGGCCGCTCCGCCTCCGGCCTCAGCCCGGAGGCTGCCGACTCGGTGCGCGCCGAGATGGCCCGCCGAGAGGCCGCCGGACTCCCGGCTGTCCCCGACATGTCCTGGGACGACTGACCGCCCGCTGTCACACCCCCGCAGTAGCCTGACCCACATCACACCCGCTGGATCGCGAGCTGGCTGCCGCGCTACACGGACCGAGGCCCCACCGTCACCCCCGTCGGTGGGGCCTCACCCACGTGCACAGGGGTACACAACCGGCCACCACCCGGCGTACCGTGACCAATCCGACGGCGGGAGTAGGGGGCCACGCACCTCCCCAGGTGCGGCCGGTGCAGCTGCGACGCCGCCCGGCCCCTCCCGCCGTCGGACCGCCCCGGTGCCCTTCACCCGCCGGGGCGCTTCCCTTCCCGCGACCAACACACCTCAAGATCCGACATCCGCCGAAATCCGTACGCTCCCGAACACGAGGAGGTACGGACGATGACCAGCAGCCAGGACAGACCACGCGGCGGCCGCGGGCAGTTCGTGCGCTCCCTCAGCACCGCCGAGCGCGACGCCGAGGCCGCCCGCCTCCGGTCGCTCGGCTGGTCCTACCCGCGCATCGCCGCCGAGCTGGGCTGGAAGACCCGGGCCGACGCGCACAACGCAGTGAAGCGCGTCCTCAAGGAGACAGTCCGCGAAGCCGGTGACGACGTCCGCACCCTGGAGCTGGAGCGCCTTGACCGGCTGGAGGCCGCCGCCAACGAGGTGCTGGAGCGCGAGCACGTCACCGTGTCCAACGGCCGCGTCGTCGTCCTCCACGAGACACCGCTGCCCGACGACGGCCCGGTCCTCGCCGCGATCGACCGCCTGCTGAAGATCCAGGAGCGCCGCGCCCGGCTCCTCGGCCTTGACGCCCCGACGAAGCAGGCCATCACCATCACCCCGGAGCGCGCCGCCGCCCTGGAGCAGCTCGTCGCGGAGCTGGGCGAGTGACCGTCACCGACCTCCGCGAGCGCCTCGCCGGACTCACCGAAGCCGAAGCCGACCTGCTGGAGACCAAGCTCCGTGCGAAGCTCTGGGCGAAGCGGTGGAACGCCTGGACCCCGTACCCGTGGCAGGTCCCCCCGGACGAGGTCGAGACCCACGGCATGTGGCTCCAGCTCGGCGGGCGCGGCACCGGCAAGACCGACGGCTGCGCCCGCTACATGGTCGCCCACGTCAACGGCCCGCCGTGCGACGACCGGGTCCCCGGCGGGCACCGCATGAGCATCATCGCCCCCACCCAGGGCGACGCCGTCGAGTCCGCCGTCAACGGTCCCAGCGGGTTGAAGGCCCACGACCCGCGCGTCGCGCTCCGCACCACCGCAGGCGGCACCCACGTCCGCTGGCCGTCCGGCGCCGAGGCCAAGCTGTTCGGGGCCCACACCCCCGACGACGTGGAGCGGCTCCGCTCCGGAGGTAACCGCTGCTTGGTCTGGCTGGAGGAGGCCGCCGCCATGCGTCGTCTCGGCCCCGCCCTCACCCACTCCGCCATGGGACTGCGTGTCGGCCCGAACCCCCACTACATCGCGTCCACCACGCCGAAGCCCCGCAAGGAGATCCGGGACCTCCTCCAGCGTCCCGACGTCATCACCACCAAGGGCCGCACCCGCGACGCCATCCACCTCCCCGAGATGATGCGCACCAAGCTCGTCGCCCAGTACGCCGGCACCCGCCTCGAACGGCAGGAACTGGACGGCGAACTCATCGACGACATCGAGGGCGCCCTCTGGTCGTGGGGTCTCCTCGACACCACGCGTGTCGGCGCTGCACCCCCACTGTCCCGCGTCGTCGTCGCCGTCGACCCGTCCGTCTCCAGCGGCGACGAGTCCGACGAGATGGGCGTCATCGTCGCCGGGCTCGGCGAGCAGTACATCCCCGATCGGAACGGAACATCACGCCAGCACGGGTACGTGATCGATGATCTGTCCGCCCGCATGGCCCCGGTGGAGGCGGCCCGTACGGCGATCCGCGCCTACCACGAGCGGCAGGCCGACGCGATCGTCGCCGAGGTCAACAACGGCGGCGACTGGATCGGCACCGTCATCCGGCAGATCGACCCCACCGTCAACTACCAGACCGTGCACGCCAGCCGCGGCAAGCTCACCCGTGCCGAGCCGGTGGCCGCACTGTTCGAGCAGGGCGCCGCGCACCTCGTCGCGAGCCTCCCCACCCTTGAAGACCAGCTCACTACCTGGGTCGCTGGGGAGTCCACCAGCCCCGACCGGCTCGACGCCATGGTGTGGGCCCTCACCCTTTTGCAGCTCGCCCCCGCCGGCAACAGCGCCGCGGTCGTCTAGGAGGACCCTGTGGGATACAAGACGGGAGCGATGCGCCGGGCGGCCGGGCGCCGTGCCGCGTACGGCCTGGACAGCCTCCGCGACCGGCAGCCGATCACGGTGGCGTCGGTCGGCGGGCAGCAGTCCCTCACCCTCGCCGTGGACGCGGAGGCCCGCGGCTACTCCAATTCGGCTGTCGCGTACCGGTGCGTGGCGGCGATCGCCGACAACGGCAGCTCGGTGCCGCTGGTGGTGCGCAGGCCGGACGGGTCGGAGATCGAGGGGCACGAGGTCGCGCACCTCTTCAACAAGCGGCCCAACCCGCTGATGAGCGCCCGGGTGTTCAAGTCGCTGCTGCTCCAGCAGGGCGAACTCGCGGGCCAAGCCTTCGTGTGGCTCGACCGCGGCGAGACCGGGCAGAGCCCGGTGACGGAGATGCACATCGTCTTCGACCAGGTGGACGTCATCGTCGACAAGCCGATCGCGCAGCGGCCCACGACGGCTGACGTGATCGGGTTCGTGATCCGGCGGGCGGACGGCACGCAGGTACCTGTGCTGCCCGAGGAGATGCTGTGGCTCCGGTACCCGCACCCGTTCGACCCGCTGGGGTGCCTGGCCCCGTGGAAGGCCGCCCGGCACGCGGTCGACATGGACGCGTACGCCCGCGAGTGGCAGCGCAACTCGTACAAGAACGGTGGCACCCCGGCCGGTGTGGTGTACGTCGGCGAGATGGGCGACACGGAGTGGTCCAGCACGAAGGCCGCGTGGCGGTCGTCGATGCAGGGGCCGCAGAACGCCGGGAAGAACCTCCTGGTGCGGGGGGCGCCCGGGTCTCAGGGGTCGGGCAGTATCGGGTACCAGCGGATCACGCTGACCGCCGAAGAGATGGACTACCTCGAATCGCGGATGGCGAACGCCGACGAGGTGGCCATGGCGTTCGGTGTCCGCCGCGACGTCCTCACCGGCGGCAGCACGTACGAGAACCAGCAGGCTGCCGTAGCGGCCCTGTGGGCTCAGACGATCAAGCCGAAGCTGGAGATCATCGGTTCGGAGATCGACCGCGTCCTCCTCCCCTCGGACCACGAGGAGGCCGAGTTCGACCTGTCCGGCGTCACCGCGCTCCAGGAGGCACAGGACTCGGTCGCGAACCGCACCCGGGCCAGCGTCTACAGCGACACGCTGACGATCGACGAGGCGCGCGCCGAGCTGGGCAAGGAGCCCCTGCCGAACGGGCTCGGTGCGCACACCCTGACCCCGTACCGGGCGCAGTGGGCTCCGGTGCAGGGCGCGGCCGACGCGAGCGGCGAGCGGGCGTGGCAGGCAGACTTCTCCCGCCTGCCGACGCCGGACGTCGGCCCCGTCGTCGAGCGGGCAGTGGAGGCCGCACTGGCTCGGCTGCTCGGCGCAGCTCCGCCGCAGGCGGACGGCCCGTCGGCTCCGCGTCGTCGGGAGGTGACGCGCGCGGCCGACGACGCCCCGTCGCCCCTGTCGCTCGCGGAGATCAACGCCGCGTACGACGAACTGGAGGCCGCCGGGGTGCGGGCGGTGCGGGCACTCGCGAAGGAGCAAGCCGCGCGGACGCTCAGGGACTTCGACCGGCTGATGAAGAAGCCGCAGCGGTCCAGCGAGTGGCTGGCCGAGGTGCGCACTGAGGCGTGCGCCCTCGCCCGCGAGCAGCAGGTCACCATGGCCCCGCCGGACCTGGACGTAGTGCCGGCCGCGCGGGCGACGGCCATGGATGTGGCGACGGGCCCGGACGGGTGGGAGGAGCGCATCCGGGTGCGGGATCTGTTCGACGGGGCGTACTGGCGGCGGGCGACCCGGGCGGCGCTCAGGCCGTTTGTGGAGCGGGCGTGGCGGCGCGGCGCGGTCAGCATCACGCCGTCGTTCGACCTGGACGAGCCGGGCGTGGCCGGGGCGCTGGACGACCGGGTGGAGGAGTTGGCCGGGCAGGTGACGGCGACGACCGAGCAGGTGCTGCGGTCGCAGCTCCTCGCGCATGGGGTGGCTGAGGGCGAGTCCGTGCCCGAGCTGCGGGCCAGGATTCAGGCCGTGTTCGCCAATCTCTCCGACTACCGCGCCACGATGATCGCCCGCACAGAGACGGTGGGCGGGTACAGCGCGGCCTCGCATCTGGCGGCGCTGGACGCGGGCGCGACCCGGAAGACGTGGGTGTCGACCGACGACAAGCGGACCCGCCGTACGCACCGCGCGGCGCAGGGCTCCAGCGTGCCGATGAACAAACGCTTCCCGCTCACCGAGTCACGGTGGCCTGCCGACCCGGCGGCCCCCGCCAACCAGAGCATCCAGTGCCGGTGCGCACTGACCTTCGACTTCGAGGAGAACTGACCATGGCCACGATCGGCGACATAGTCGCGTACCGCATGTCCGAAGACGACTGCCTGCCCTGGGTGTCCGAGTGGGCCGAGGACCCCCGGCTGGCCTACCGCATGAACCTGCCGAGCGCTGGCATGCAGTTCCCCGCCCTCGTCGTGGCCGACAACGGCGGCGGAGACCTGAACCTGCGGGTGTTCCTCGACAGCCGGGACGCGGGCCTGTGGGCCACCCACCGGGTGGAGGGCACCGGGCCGGGCACGTGGGCGCTCCAGGCCGACACGCCGCCCCCCACCGACCCGGGCACGGAGACCCCGCCCGACCCTGACCCGGTGCCGGACCCTGAGCCGAGCCCCGCCCCGGGCCCCACGACGACCGACCAGGAGGTCTGACCGATGGCCACTCTGCTGCGGGGCGAGGTCCCCGTGATCCTCCAGCCCGCCGGGACCGCCCAGTACAAGGGCGCGTACTGCCCGCCCGGCGTCCCGTTCGCCGAGGTGCGGCGCGGCCCATTCGACGGAAAGACCGACATCCGCGTACGGCCCGACGCCGACGGCGGCCTGCCCCGGCACATGACGTTCGGACAGGGGGCGGTCGTCTACGAGCACGACGGCAAGGACGCCAAGGGCCGGGCCGTGTACCGGTACGCGCCCCGGCTGTCCCCGTCCCACCGGGCCGTCATGGACGGTGTCGCCGAGGTCTACGCCGACAACGCGCGCAAGGGCGGCGGGCGGTGAAGGGCTTCCTGCGCGCCGTTGCTGGCCGCTGTGACACCCACGACAAGGCGAGCCCGGCGAAGATCGCCCGCCTTGAGCAGGAACTCGGCCTGCCGGAATCGGCCCGGCCCGCCAGCTTCGTGGAGGCGTACACCGACCCCGACCTGATCGACTGCGGCAGCGAGCGTTGCCGCACCCGCCGAAAGGGAGAGCAGCGATGACCGAGCTGGAGTTCCGGTCCCTGGAAGACATCGACTGGCGTCTCGACGACGGCGGCGACGGCACGTTCGAGGGCCTCGCCTGCCGGTACGGGGTCGTCGACAGCTACGGCACGACCTTCCACCCGCGCTCGTTCCGCAAGGGCCTCAAGGGCCAGTACGCCCTCCTCTTCATGCACTCGCCGTTCAGCCCGGTCGGCACGTTCAGCGCGGAGGAGCGGGACGACGGCCTGTACATCAGCGGCCGGTACGACGACACCGCCGCTGGCCGCGACGCCCGCACCATGGCCCGCAGTGGCAGCGCCTCCGAGCTGTCCGTCGGCTTCGTGCGCACCGACCTCCCCGACTGGGAGAAGCTCAGCCAGATGAGCGACGAGGACCGCGAGGCCACCATCGCGAACATCAAGGGCGCACGCCTCGTGGAGGTCTCCCAGATCACCGCGCGCATGGCCGCCGTCCCCGGCAGCAAGCTCAAGACGGTGCGGTCCGCGCTCGGGGCCCTGTACGAGCAGGTCGACGCCCCGACCCTGCCCGAGGCCGCTGCGCCCCCGGCGGATGACCGGCGGATGCCTGACCGCCGACGCCGGGCGGCGCTGCTGAGGCTGGGCGTCTGATGGCCGGGAAGCGCGGGTTCCGCAGCAAGGCCCAGTGGCGCATGGCGTTCGCACGGAAGATGCCGTGGGCACGCCGCTGGGCCAACCGATCCCGCTCCTACCGATCACTCCCCGCACGCCGACGACGCAGGTAGACGCCCGTCCGCAAAGCGACCAACACACCTCCCCCACACACCCCCTTGCATTCGATCTACGCTCCACCCATCCGGGCCGCCTGAACCGGACGTAAAAGCCACAGGCATGCCGGGCGCGACCCACCGGCCGTGAAAGACGGGCGCAGGACACCCAGACCGCTGGGTGGGCTGCGAGCCCGCCCCACGACCGAGGAGGCCCTGATGCCCCCGGCACCCACCCTCACCGAGCAGCGCGACGAGATCATCGCCCGCCTCCAGGACGAGAACTTCGACGGCGACGTCGACCAGCTCTTCCAGGAAGCCGACGCGATCACCGCCCGCATCGAGCAGGCCGCCCAGCGCGACGCCCGCCTCCGGGCCCTGCGCGCCGCCACCCTCCCCGCCGGCGACCCGCAGCCGCAGCCCGAGCAGCGCCAGCAGCCCGGCATGCAGCCCGACGACCAGGGCCAGCCCCACCCGGTCACCGTCGCCGAGGCGTTCGTCCGGTCCGAGGCCCTGGCCACGTTCCGGGCGCGCGGCCTGCGCGGCGAATCCGGAGCCGTCCAGTTCGAGCAGCGCGACGCCCCGGCCGGCACGGTCACCACGACCAACGGGGTGCCGACCGTCCCGCAGCGGGTCCCCGGGCAGATCCCGAACAACCCGGACTTCCCGCTCCTCATCGCGAACCTGCTGGACCGGCAGACGTCGACCGGGCAGACCCTGGAGTACGTCCGCGACACGTCCGGCCCGGTCGCCGGGTCCGGCACGTGGAACAAGGCCGCAGTCGTTCCCGAGGGAACGATGAAGCCGATGAGCGGACCGTTCTCGTGGGACACCATCACGACCACCCTGAAGACGGTGGCGCACTGGGTGCCGATCACCCGCCAGGCGGCGGACGACGACGGCCAGATGATGGGCTACATCAACGGCAGGCTCACCTACGGGCTGGAGTACCAGCTCGACCGGCAGATCCTCACCGGCAACGGCACCACCCAGATGCAGGGCATCCTCACCACCCCGGGCATCGGCGCGTACCAGCCGGGTGTCGGCTCGACCGACGTCAAGCTCATCACCCTGCGGAAGGCCAAGACGCAGGGCGAGCTGGCCCTGTACCCGCCGGACTCGGTCGTCCTCAACCCGCTCGACTGGCAGGACATCGAGCTGGACACCGACGCCAACGGCCAGTTCAGGGTCATCACCTCGGTGACCGACTCCGGTGCCCCGATGCGGATCTGGGGCCTGACCGTCGTCACCTCCGTCGCGATGGCCGCCGGAACCGCGCTGCTCGGCGGGTTCCGGATGGGCGCCACCCTCTGGGAGCGGCAGGGGATCACCATCCTCATGACCGACTCCCACGCGGACTTCTTCCTCGCGAACACGCTGGTGATCCTCGCCGAGCGCCGGGCGAACGTCGCGGTCCACACCCCGCGCGCCTTCGTCAAGGTCACGTTCGCCGCAGCGACCTGATCCGCAACCACCCGACCAGACCTCACGTGAGGAGTGGCCCCATGGCCGCACGCACACCGAAGGACCCGGCCGAGCAGCCGGAGCAGACTTCCCCGGCCGCGACGATCCGTACGCAGGAGTACGACGCCGGCGTCGGCTGGGAGGTCGGCCAGACCGCCCCGGAGGACGCCTACCGGGCGCTCGACGGCGACGGGCACGGTACGCCGACCGGGCCCGTGGTGCCGTCGCACCCGGGCGGCTACGCCCGTCTTGTCGTCGCGAAGGGCGCTCTCGTGACTGAGGGCGTCCGCCGTGAGCTGGACGCGGCCGAGGCCGAGCAGCGGGACGGCGGGGCCTGACCGATGGCCTACTGCTCCGTGGAACAGGCCCGCGTGGCTGGCTGCACCGGCACTGACGGTGAGGTCGCCGCGTGGATCAGCGCTGCCACGGAGAAGATCCACGGCTACACCCAGCAGTTTTTCGAGCCCACTGTGGCGGTGGTGGTAGCGGACGTGGCGCCGGACGGGCTTGTCCTGCTCCCGCGCCGCGTCCGCTCGGTCACGTCGGTAACACCCGTCCATGCCGGTGACGACGCCCCGTCGCTCCCGTCGTCCGCGTACCGGGTCACCTCGTCCGAGGTGCTCGGTGGTGTGGATGCGGTGCACCTGCGGTGGGGCGGCTACGACGATCTGATCGTCGGGGCCGAGTCGTGGGCAGGTGGGTGGCGTGGGCTGTTCGACCGGTGGGGTGCCGAGCAGGCCCGCATCACCGGCGAGTTCGGGTACGCCGCCGTCCCGGTGCTGGTCGCCCAGGCGTGCGCCCTCCTCGCCGCCCACATCCAGGCCGCCGCCGCCCCCTCCGACGCCGACAGCACATCTGCACCCGGGCTCGACGTGGACGACGAAGGCAACAACGTCCGTATCGAGGACACCGACGGGGAGGAGACGACGCCCGTCGCCCCGTCGGCGTCGACCGGATCGACGCAGGTAGACGCCCTCCTCGTCGGCTACCTCAACCGCACGTCGCTGATCGGCGGTATCTGATGGCCGTCTCCGGAAGCTTCAGCATGGACCCCCGGCAGTTCGAGCGCGGGCTGCGCCGCTGGGTCGGCCGGCTCTCCAACGAGTCGAAGCGTGCGGCGGACCGGACCGGTATCCGTGTACAGAACGAAGCACGCCGCCGGGCGCCGGTCGACACGGGTCGGCTGCGGTCCAGCATCGTCACCCGGTCCGAGGACCGCGGGCGGATCTACGACGTGACCGTCGGCACGAACGTCAACTACGCCGAGCACGTGGAGTATGGGACGGCCCCGCACCGCATCTACCCGCGCACCAAGCGGGCGTTGTACTGGCCGGGGGCTGCTCACCCGGTGGCGTACGTCGACCACCCGGGCACCTCCCCGCGCGCGTTCCTCCGTCCGGCGATCGCGATGGCTGAGGCGTTCCTGCGCGAGGAGCTGGCCCGTGCCGGAAGGCGGGTCCGCTGATGGCCGCCACCACGTCCGGCGCGATCAAGGCCCGGCTCGAAGGGCTCCAGTTCGGGGTGCCGGTGTTCCGCGACGGCCCCCGCGAGAAGCAGAGCCCCCCGTTCATCGTCGTCACCGAAGCGCTCGGCATCAGCATGGACACCGCGAACGGCGACTTCGGCGACCCGGACACCCCGCTCGTCATCGTCGAGAAGGCGGCCGTCGACCTGATTGAGACGGCACGCACCAAGGCCACCGCCGGAACCGCCCGCGCCACCGAGCGCTACGGGCTGGCCGAGGCCATCGCCCACGCCCTCCACGGCCACGGCCTCCCCGCCCACCCCGCGAAGGTCACCGCGGTCCGCGTCACCGACATCGACCGCTTCCCGATCAGCGACAACCGGATCCGGGCGTCGATCACCCTCGCCATCCACCGTGAGCTGTTGCGCTCGGAGGTGATCCCGGCATGACCGCCGTGACCGTGTACGCCATGCCCCGCGACGAGGTGCTGTCATCCCTCGGCCCCTACTGGCCGCCCGCCTCCGGGGCCACCGTCGTACGGATCGACCCGGCGGCCAGGGTCACTGACGGCACCGTCACCGTCTACGAGACCCCGGGCCGGCCGGGCGTCTCGTGGTGGCTGGCCGACGGGCTGGTCCCGCCTCAGGTCGCCGGGGCGGGCGGGGAGGTACTGGCCGCCCTGATCCCCGGGGCGACCGTCGAGGTTGTGCCGGATCTGGCCCCTGAGTCCCCGCCCGTGGACAGCAGTCCGCTGCCCACCGTCATCGAGTAGCCCACCACCCGGGCCGGACCCCGGCACCAGGAAGGAACCCGCAATGCCGATCAGCCGAGTGACCAAGCTGTACGCGGTGAAGGACGCGAAGATCGCGCCGCTCCTCACCGACCCCGCCGGGGGCACCCCGTCGTACGGGGCCGCCATCGACGTGCCCGGCATCAAGAGCATGGAGATCAGCGGCGACGTCGAGGTGAAGGAGCTGCGCGGCGACAACACGCTGCTGGACTCCGACAGCTCCCTGACGAACGTCACCGTGGCCTTCCCGTACGCCAAGCTCTCCCTCGACGTGCTGGCCGCGCAGCTCGGCGGCGACGTCACCGACGCCGGGACGACGCCCGCACAGTCGACGACGTGGGATCTCGACACCGACGCCCGCCCGCTGCCGTTCAAGCTCACCGGGGCGACCCCCGTGGGCGGCTCGGACCAGATCGGCGGTGACGTCCACTTCACCCTCCACAAGTGCATCTTGAGCAGCTTCCCCGGGCTGGGCCTGGCCGAGGAGGACTACCGGACGATCGAGTCCGAGGCGCGCGCGGTGCCGCTGATCAGCACCGGCAAGTGGCTGTCCGTCGCCATCCACGAGACCGCGGTACCGATCCCGACCGCCGCGACCCCGTGAACCCCGGGCGGGCGCGGACCTCCGTCTACGCCGCGCCCGCCCGGCCCACCCCCTCCCGCAGGCCGAAACCCGGCACTCACCCAGGAGACACGCATGACGACCAGCCCCGCACCCCTGACCGCACTCGGCCGCACCGTCGAGTTCGCCGACGGCACCACCGCCCAACTCCGCTACTCACTGGGGGCGATCGCCCTGCTGGAGCAGCGGTACGGCGGCATCGACGGCGTCCTCAACATCTTCGAGAAGCTCGACGGCGGTGGCAGGTCCGGGGTGGTCATCGGCCCGATGCTGGAGCTGATCGGCGCCGGACTCACCGGCAGCGGGGGGTTCGTGCCGCACATGACCGAGCGGGTGTCGACCGTGCGGGAGGAGACCCCCGACGGGCGCAAGACGTCCCGGGACGTCCGCGAGGTCACCGCCGTCCGCTACGTCCGCGCGAGCGACCGCCGCGAGCTGGGTGACCTCCTCGACTTCACGCACTTCGAGCAGCTCACCGAGGCCATGACCCTCGCCTTCGCGGAGGCGTTCCCGCAGGGGGAAGCGGAGGCCCCGGCGGGGCCGTACACCGACGTGGATCTGACGGTCCCGGACACCTTCCGTGGGACGAGCTCTACTACCTCGGCACCGTCCCCCTCGGGCGCACCGACGCAGCCTTCTGGCACCTGACCCTCGCCCAGCTCCTTGCCCTCGCAGACCAGCACCGGCACGCCGCAGGCGCCGCCGGTGCACCCCACCCCGCTGAACCCGCAGGCGGCGAATCCCTCTTGGGCTTCGCCTCGATGCGCCGCACCTAGGAGGTGACCGCATGGCCGACGACCCCGACCTCACAGGCCACGTCCGCCTCGACTTGCGCGGCCTGATCGAGGGGCTGCGGTTCGCGCAGGCGGTCACCCGCCGGCAGATCCGCAACATGGTCCGCGACGCCAATCAGGCGTTGAACCGGATGGACACGGACGGCGTGCGTACCCGGCTGTCGACGCTGGTCAGCGGCATCAACCTGTCCCCGCTGGTGGCCGGGATCGGGCGGGCCGTCGGCGTCGCGGGTCGTCTCGCGGTTCCGTTCGCGGCGGCCGGGGCCGCGGTCGGCACGCTCGTGCCGCTGCTGGCCGGGGTGACCGCGGCGCTCGCACAGATGGCCCCGGCGGCGGCGCTCGCGGTGTCCGGTGTGCTGGCGATCGGGCTGGCCGCCGGCACGGTGAAGATCGCCATGTCGGGCGTGGGCGACGCTGTGAAGGCGGCCCTGGACCCGTCGGATCCGGAGGCGTATGCGGAGGCGTTGAAGAAGCTCAGCCCGAACGCGCGCGGCTTCGTCGGGGAGATCCGGAAGGCACAGCCCGCGCTCGACAAGATCCGCAGGACCGTGCAGGACCGCGTGTTCGACGGGCTCGACAAGCAGCTCCGCAGCACCGCCAAGGCGGCATTGCCCGAGTTCCGGTCTGCGCTCAACTCGACCGCCACCACCCTCAACCGCATGGCCGTCGGGGTGTTCACCGCGACGCGGGGGCTCGCGAAGGACGGCACCCTGGGCACCGCCCTCAAGGGCGCCACGACCGGGCTCGCCGAGTTCCGCCGGGCCCCGGGGCAGGTCGTCACCGCGCTAGGCCAGATCGGCGCGGCGGCCGGGCCTGCGTTCGCCCGCCTGTCCAAGGCCGGCGGGTCCGCGCTGGACAGGTTGTCCGCGAAGCTGACGAAGGCGTTCGAGTCCGGTGGCATGGAGCGGGCCATCGAGGGTGCGATTGACCTGCTCGGGCAGCTTGGCCGCGTCATCGGCAACATCAGCGGCATCTTCGGGAACCTGTTCAAGGGCGTCAGCGCGAGCGGGCAGGGCCTGTTCGGGACTCTGGAGAAGATCACCGGCAGCCTCCGGGAAGCCACCGGCACCACCGGGTTCCAACGAGCGCTGGCCGCCCTGTCGCACACGATGAGCGTGGTCGCCTCCACGGTGGGCCCACTCCTTGCGCAGGCTCTCGGCATCCTCGGCCCCGTCGTTGAGCGCCTTGCGGGCCCTACGCAGCTACTGGTGACCACGCTCGGCTCCGGACTGAGCAAGGTGCTGACAGCCTTGGAGCCGGTTCTGACTACGGCGGCTGGCACGTTCGGCGACCTGGTGGTCGCGATGGCCCCGTTCGTGACGCTGGCTGCGGACCTGGCTGCGGCAGCACTGCCCGCTCTGACCCCCCTGCTTGAGGGCCTGGGCAAGGTCATTCAGGAGATGACCCCGTTCTTGGAGCAACTCGCCAAGAACATCGGCATCCAACTGCTCCCGGTGCTGGAGCGGCTCCCGGAGATCCTCAGCGAGATCGTTCCGGTGTTTGAGCAGGCGGCGGCCGAGATCTTTCCCGAGCTGACGAAGGTCTTGGAGGACATCGCGCCGTACCTCGGCGATCTGGCTACCCAGCTTGCCGATCTGGCCGTGGAACTTGCTCCAGTGATCGCGCAGTTCCTGGAGTTCTCCACGCTGATCAGCCGGAAGGCAGCGCCCTACGTGGGGCCCCTGCTGTCGGGTGCGATCATCGGGCTCCTCGGGGTTCTTTCGGGCCTTGCGACAATCCTGGAGAACACGGTAGTTCCCATGCTCCGCACCTTCTCGCGGATCATGTCCGGGGACTTTGCAGGTGCCGTACGTACCGCCAACGGAGTGCTGGAGTGGCTGCAAAGCCAGGTCCGGTCTGTCTTCATCCGGATAGTCGGGGAGGCTGCGCAGGCCGTCGGCCGCCTCGCATCGGAGCTGGGGTCGGGCGCGTCCCGGGCGGCGGCACGTCTCCGCGACGGGCTCCTCCAGGGCGTCAACTCCGTGCGCACTCTGGTGGGGAGCCTGCCCGGTATCGCGCGGGCGGCGGCGGGTGCGATGGGGTCGGCGCTGGTCGCGGCCGGGGCGTCGCTGATCTCGGGTCTGATCGCCGGGATCCAGTCGAAGATCGGTGCGGTCCGGGCGAAGCTCGGCGAGCTGACCAGCATGATCCCGAACTGGAAGGGCCCGAAGCGGAAGGACGCGAAGCTTCTCACCCCTGCTGGTAAGAGCATCATCAAGGGCCTCATCGACGGGATCACCGCGAGCACGCCGAAGCTGAAGTCCACGCTGACCTCGATCACGAACACGATCGAGCGGGCAATCTCGATCAACAAGGGCAACCGGAAGAAGCTGCCGGGCCTGTCCTCACTGCTGAAGCGGGTGGAGAAGGACAACAAGAGGCTGCTGTCCCTGGCCAAGTCCAGGGACAAGGTCGCGGCGTCGCTGGCCACCGCGCAGAAGAAGCTCGACGACCTGGTGAAGGAGCGGGCGAAGAAGGCGGCGGACATCCGGGACGGCATCCTGGGCGAAGCCAACATCACCTCGGGCATGAGCCAGGTGAACTCGGTCAACGCGATCACGGTGGGGCTCCAGGTCGCGGTGAAGAAGGCCAAGGAGTTCGGGGCCAACCTCGCGAAGCTGAAGAAGGCCGGGCTGCGGTCCGACCTCCTTGGGGACATCGCGGACGCGGGCGTTGATGGTGGTGCGGCCACGGCTGCTGCGCTGGCGAAGGCCACCCCCGCCGAGCTGAAAAGGATCAATGACCTCCAGGCCCAGTTGGCGAAGGCGGCCACCAGCACGGGCGCGTCCGTCGCCGGGGCCCTGTACGACTCGGGGGTCAATGCGGCCAAGGGGCTCGTGGAAGGGCTGAAGAAGCAGCAGGGCGCGATCGAGAAGCAGATGCGGAAGATCGCTGAGTCCATGCTCAAGGCGATCCGTAAGGCGCTCGACATGCACTCGCCGAGCCGGAAGCTGCGGGCGGTGGCTGAGCTGGCGATGGCCGGGATGCCGCAGGGCTTCGAGGCGATGCGGGCGAAGGTGGCCCGGTCCGCCGCATCGGTGGCGAGCGCCGCCGTGGCGGCTGCTCAGGGCATCGCATCAGTCCGCCCGGCCTTCCCCGCCCCCGGGCAGGTGGCCGCCGCCTACGCGGGCGCTGGTGGCGGCGGGGACACCCACCACACCTGGCACCTCCACGGGAGCGACGCGACACCGGACGGCATCCTCCATGCCCTGTCGTGGCAGGGCCTCGTCGGACGGAGAGGCTGATGGCACAGCAGCAACTCGGCCGCATCCAATGGGGCAACCTTGTGTTCGGCCCCGGGGGCAGGTACCACGTCACCGCGATCGAGGGCCTCGACGACCTGCCCGACATCCGGTCCGACGACATGGACCGGCCCGGCCAGCACGGCACCTACACCGGCCCCGACTACACCGGGCCCCGGGTCATTCAGGTCGGGCTCGGCCTGCGCGGCGACACCCCCGACGAGCTGCGGGACCTGACGCTCGCTCTGCGCGCCGCCACCCAGCCGCAGGAGACCCCCGCCCCGATGCGGCTGCTGGACCAGGACACCCTCGTCTACGGCAAGATCCGGCGGCGCAGCATCCCGTACGACGCTGAGCATCTGTGGCGCACCGGCACCGCCGCCCTGGAGCTGTACTGCGCCGACCCGTACCTGTACGGGCTGGAGGAGCGGTCGGCGTCCACGACCGCGTACTCCCCGGCGGCCGGCCGCACGTACCCGCTGGTGTACACCTTGGGCCCGGTCATCGCCCGCAACCTGGTGCTCAACCCCAGCGCCGAGGTCGACCTGAGCAGCATCTCGGCGTACAGCGGGACACCCGTCCGCGACACCACCGACGCCCAGTACGGCACCGCCTGCGTCCAGACCACCAGCACCGGCGGGACGTTCAGCGGCCCGCAGTACCTCATCGCCACCCAGCCTGCTGGCGCGGTGATCACCGTGTCGGCGTGGGTGAAGACCCCGGGCACCGGCACCACGATCTTCTTCGCCTTGCGCAGCGGCTCCTCCACCCTCGGCACGGCCAGCGCAGGGGCGCCACCGTCCGGGCAGTGGTCGCGAGTCACAGCCCAGCTCACGGTGCCTGCTGGCCAGACCTGCGACCGGGTCGCGGTCGCCTACAACTCGGGCGTCGGCGTCACCTGGAGGGCGGACGGGGTGATGGCGGAGGTCGGCGTGGGGGCGGCCAGCGCGTACGTCGATGGCGACCAGCCCGGGTGCGGGTGGGAGGGCGTCGCGCACAACTCGCCGTCGCGCCGCTACGGGCCGGGGGCCACCGGCCGGTCGTACGGTGCGGCCGGCCAGTCCGGGCGCCTGTCCGCGGCCAACGCCGGGTCCAGCCCTGCGTACCCGGTGTTCCGGCTGGACGGCCCGGTCGCGAACCCGTCGATCGAGCAGGTCACCACCGGGGCCGGGCTCACGATCGACGGGACGCTCCAGCCCGGGGAGTGGCTGATCATCGACACCCGCACCCGGGCGGTCCTCCTCAACGGGTCCAGCCCGCGCCGGTCCTGGGTGCGCGCGGGGGCCACGTGGCCGCTGCTCCAGCCCGGCGACAACGTAATCGCCTACCGGGGCAGCGCACTGCCGGGGGCGCCCGGTCAGCCGTCTCTACTCACCGCCACCTGGCGCGACACCAGCCTGTAAGGAGGCCACCTCATGGCAGAGATCAACCCCCCGGCGTGGATGCAGGCCGGTAGCTACCCGGCCCGCACGGACCGGCTCGTCGTCTCATCGCTGCTCGCCTACCCGGGGTTCGCGGTGGACGAGCCGACCCCGATGCGGATCCGGCAGGGCGTCAAGCCGTCGTACCAGAACTACCAGCTCAAGGTGCGCGCGGCGGCCACCCCGAACATGACCGTCATCATCAGCGCCGGGTGGTGCTTCGTCGACAACCACGACGCAGGCGGGTCCGGCACCTACGTCTGCGTGAACGACGGCGACAAGACGCTGACCGTGCCGACCGCCGGCGGGGCCGGCCAGTATCGGCGGGACTGCGTCGTCGCCTCGGTGTACGACTCCGAGACCGCCGGCTCCGTATCCGAGTGGCGGCTGGAGATCATTCAGGGGGCCTACGCCGCGTCGGCCGGGGCCGCGGTCCGCCCGTCCCTGCCGCCGAACTGTGCGCTGCTCGCGGACATCACCGTTGGCCCGTCGCAGACGTCGGTGGCCGCCGCGAACATCAGCGACGTCCGGAACTTCACCGTCGCCGCGGGCGGCATCCTTCCGGTGTCGGCGTCTGTGGCCCCGCCCCGGCTGCACCCGGGGCAGATGCTGTACCTCACCGACACCGACGTCCTGTCCGTCGGCCAGCTCGCCGGGACGACCCGGCAGGTGCGGGAGTACATCCGGCCGTCGCAGTCGCTCCAGGCGTCCGCGCCCCCGTTCAACACGGTCGCCACATACGTGGACTTCTCGGCGGCGGCGTGGCCCCCGGTGACGGTGACGGTGCCCCCGTCCGGGATGGTCCGCGTGTCGGTGAGCGCCGACATCGCGAACACCAACACGTCGAGCAGCACCTGCCATGCCACGTGGCGGGCGTCCGGGGCCGCCACCGTCGGCGCGACCGCACTCAACTCCCTGACGGTGGCGGGCAGCCGGATCGCGGCCACCCGCTCCCGGGTGATCTCCGGGGCCACCCCCGGGGCCGCCCTCACCATCACCCCCCAGTGGAACATCTCGTCGGGCAGCTCGGGCACGGCCATCCTCACCGGCGGCGTCCTGGAAGTGACCCCCCTCCCATGACCCACACGTACACGTTCCTGTTCTGCGACCTCCGGACCGACGAGGTGCTCGCCGAGCTGCCCATGGCCGGGGTCACGTACAGCACCGAGCTGAACGGCATCGGCACCCTGCGCGGCACCATCCCTTACACCGCCGAGACCGCCCCCCTCGACCCGGAAGCCGCTTCCGTCCCGGGGCGCACCGCCCTGTACGTCGACCGGGACGGCGTCATCGTGTGGGGCGGCATCGTCTGGACCCGCGAACCGGCCGACGGGGGGAAGGCCATCCAAGCCGCGGAGTTCCTGTCCTACTACCAGCACCGGTACGTGAAGCAGACCCTGTCCACGGACACCAGCCTGATCCTGAACACCGCCTACGTGCCGTCCGGGCAGCGCCTCTACACCGACCAGAAGTACATCGTGTGGAGCCTGCTGCAGTACGCGCACGCGCAGGCCGGGGGCAGCATCGGCGTCGACACCAGCCAGTTGACCGCCCCGCCGCACGGCATCACGCGCACCACCACCTACTTCGGGTTCGAGCGGCCCGAGATCTACAAGGCCATCGCGGAACTCGCGGCTGCGGATGACGGGTTCGACTTCGGCATCGAGGTCGGCTGGACCGCCGAGGTCAACAACATCGCACCCCGCCGGCACAAGAGGGCCGTCACCTGGTTCCCCCGCCGGGGCCGCACCGCCGCAGAGTCCGGGCTGGTGTTTGTGAAGGGCGGGCCCGCCTCGTCGATCCTGTCGTACGACTGGCCCGAGAACGGGGTTGCTTTGGCGACCGAGGTGTCGGGGCTGGGCGACGGCAACGGCGAAGCGAAGGTCATCGCCACTGCGGTGGATACCGACCTGATCGCGTCGGGGTGGCCGCTGCTGGAGCAGGTCACCTCGTACGACGGGGTCATCGACCAAGCCCAACTGCAAGGGCTGGCGAACGCCGAGCTGACCGCGCGCGCCGGAGCGTTGTCGCAGCCGACGTTCGAGGTGCTGTCCGACGTGGACCCCGCATTCGGCAGCTACAGCGTGGGGGACGAGGCCCTGTTCGTCATCGACCCCGAGCCCCTGTCCCCGGCCGGCCGCGAAGGGGTACTGCGCATCACCGGCATCGAGACGACCGCAGCGGGCGGACCGGAGCGGGTCCGCCTCACCTGCGCGGAGGTGTGACGTGCCGCAGCAGATCGCCCCCATCAGCCTCCTGGAACGCCTGGCGGTGCTGGAAGAGCAGGTCGCGGTCCTGCGCCGTACCGGGTGGCAGCGCGCTGAGCTGCCGTTCTACCCGACGTCGGCGGACAGCATGCCGTACGACGACTCCACGACGCTCCTCACCATGTGGGAGACGATCCTGACCCCGCGCACGGCGACCTTGTCGCTGGGCCTGGTGATGATCGGTGACCAGGTGTCGGGGACGAACACGGGCGGGGAGTACGCGGTCGTACTCAACGACACCACGACCGTCATGTCCGGCACGATCGCCGCCACGTTCAGCTACCAGTTCGCCGCCGGGGTCATCGACCTCACCCCGTACCGCGGTACCGCCCAGCTCAAGGTGCAGATCAAGGTGCGCCGCACCAGCGGCGCCACAACGGGCGGCCGGTTCGGTGGCGGCGGTGCCATCGCGATCGCCCCCAGGTACGCCCAACTCCTCTGAAAGGACGTCATGGCAACACCGATGACCCCCGACCAGTGGCTGAAAGCCCTGCGCGCGGAGGGCGTCACCGACATCGTGGAGATGCCGGGGTGGCGCACGAACAACCGCAACCACAAGGGCTCGTGGGGCGACGTCCACGCGACGATGATCCACCACACGGCGGGCGAGGGCACGGGCCTGCCGACCTGGTGCTTCAACGGGAACGCGGCGCTCCCCGGCCCGCTGTGCCACGACTTCCTTGCCCGGTCCGGGCGCCTGTACCTCGTCGGCAACGGGCGGGCGAACCACGCCGGAACGGTGGCCCGGAACGCGTACGACGCGGTCCGCAACGAGTCCTCGCACCACCCGGCCCCGGACGCGGCCGAGCCGATCGACGGCAACGCCATCTCGTACGGGCTGGAGTGCGAGAACAACGGTAGCCCCGACCGCACGTGGCCCGCGAAGCAGTACGACGTGGCCGTGCGTGTGCAGGCCGCCCGCTGCCGGTTCCACGGCTGGTCGGCCGACAGCGTGTGGGCACACAAGGAGGCCACCCGCCGGAAGCCGGTCGATCCGCGGCTGCCGATGGACCAGTTCCGGCGCGACGTCGCCGAGCGTCTCGCACACCCTGCGTCCTGGAGCCCCGGCGACGCATCCACTTCCCCGTCCAAGGAGGACGACATGCCCTTGAGTGACACCGACATCAAGCGGGTTGCGGACGCGGTCGTCGACCGGCTGCTGTCGAAGGACGCGTTCGACGCGCCCAGGGACGCGGCCGACTACAGCCCCGACCCGAAGAGCCCGCAGCACTACCACGCCCGAGACCATCGTGAAGACCGCGAAGACCTACGCCCGCGACCTCGCCGAGCGCACCCTCGCGACGGCCGTCGTCGCGGCCGGTGGTGTCGCCGTCGCGGCCGGCCCGGCGGACATGTTCTCCGCGTCGTTCTGGGAGACGATGGCGGCGGCCGGGATAGCCGCGGCCGGGACTCTGCTGAAGGGCATGGCCGCGCGCGCGTTCGGCGCGAAGAACTCCGCGTCGCTGGCCAAGGGCGTCTGATGCGCACCGCGGCGGCCCGGTGGCTGCGCCGGCACCTGGGCCGCCGCGGGCAATGGCTCCTCCTCTGGGCGCTCGCCTGGGTCTTCTGGGGGTACGGCGTCGTTGCCGCGCCCCTGCCCGACGAGCGCCCGTTCCGCCTCCTCCTCCAGGCCGCCCCCCTCCACTGCTGGGCCTGGGTCTGGATCGGTGCCGGGATCATCTGTGCCGGGTGCTCTCTCCTGCGCCCGCCGTGGGACTGGCCCGGATTCATCGTCGCCCTCCTCCCCCCACTCGGGTGGGCGATGTCGTACTTCGTAGCGGGTGCTGTCGGCGACTACGAGCGCGGCCTGTACGCCGGGCTGCTCTGGCTCACGATCGCCGCCGCTGTCCTCCAGTCGTCGAGGACACGGGAGCATTCCGTGCCGCACAGCAGAAAGAGCGGTGCCAGATGAGTGGGAACGCGGTCTTCGTGGGGACGGTGATCACCGCTGTGACGACGGTGGTTTGTGCGGTCATCGCCGCGCGGGCAGCCCGGCATGCCGCCGCTGACCAGCGCGAGGCCAACCGGCTGTCGGCCGAACCGAACCAGCGGACGGCTGACCTGGAGGCATTCCGCGAGATCCGGGCTGGGCTGGAGGCGCGCCTGGGGCGGGTGGAGGAACGGGAGCGGTCCATGCGGTCGCTGGTCCGGGACTTCGCCCGGTACGTCAGCGAGCTGACGGTGCTCATGCGGTTGCAGGACATCGAGCCGCCGGCCCCGCCGGAGCGGGTGGACGATTACTACCGAACAGGAGCCTGACATGCCGTTCCCTGAGGGAATCGAGACGGTCAAGCTGACCGGGCACCAGCATCTGGCCGATGGTGACGGGAGCCTGCTGCCGGTGCGGGTGCGGCCGACTCCGCGGCGCGTCGTCTCCGCCGTACACGGTGTCGTCGTCGATGACGGGTGGGTCGTCGTCGTCCCGGACGGCGCAGGTCAGTGGGCTGTGACGCTGCTGGCGACGGACGCGGAGGGGTGCGTGCCGACGGGGTGGACGTACCGGTTGGAGACGGGCGGCGACGCCCAGCACATCATGCTGCCGGCCGCGTTGGGGACGGTGGACGTGGCGGACCTGCTGCCTGCCGGGGAGGACGCCGGGACGTACGTTCTCGTGCCGGGGCCGGCGGGGCCGGTTGGTCCTGCGGGTGCGGACTCGACGGTGCCGGGCCCGCAGGGGCCTGCCGGGCCGGCCGGGACTGCGGGCGCAACGGGTGCGACGGGTCCGGCCGGGCCAGCAGGATCAACCGGCGCCACCGGGGCTACCGGGGCGGTCGGGCCGAAGGGCGACAAGGGCGACCCCGGAGCACAGGGCCCGCCCGGCACCGCGCCCACAGGCGACCAGCCCGGGGTGACCCGCACCGTCGACAAGCCCGTCGACGAGCAGGTCGTCAGCAGCATCACCCTCCAGGCGGACGACCACCTCAGCATTCCCGTTACCGCGGGCGGCCGGTACGCGATCGACGCGTGCCTGGTCGTGTCTGGTGACCCGGCGGCCGACCTGCTGCTGACGCTGGCCGTGCCGCCGGGGTCGTCCGGTCACTGGTCTCCGGGGGCGATCACGCTCGGGGTGTCCGACGGAACAGGCAGCATCCGGCTGACGCGGTACGACCTGGGCCAGTCGATCGGGGTAGGGATCACCGTGGCGGGCCTGGTCGTGGCTCCGCTGGGGACGGTGACGGCGGGGGCTGATGGGGTGGTGTCGGTGCAGTGGGCGCAGGTGGTGGCGTCTGGGACGGCGACGGTGTTGCGCGCGGGGTCGTGGCTGCGCCTGACCCGGGTGGCGTGACGCCTACTCCTTGGGGTGCCGCACGAGCTTCTTGGTCGCCATCTCCAGGGCCAGCCGCGACACCCCGTCGGTGGCCGCGGCGTGCTCCCGGTATCCGGCCTGCACCGCGTCGGCCGACGCGAGGGACAGGGCGCCGGCCTGCTGCTCCGCCCACGCCGCGCGCTCCAGCTCGATCACGTGCGGGGGGATGTCGATGTCGGCCATGGCCGGATCGTACGCCTACCCCTTCGGCGGCTCGGGCAGCCGGGCCACGAACGTCCCGATGCCCGGCTCCATGTACGCGAGCCCGGCCTCGCGCAGCTCTTTCAGCACCCGGCGCGCGGTCACCGGACTCACACCCGTTTCGGCCTGGAGATCGAGGGCGGACGGCAGGCGTGTGCCCGGCGGGTAGACGCCGCTGTCGATGCGCTCCTCCAGCAGGGCGTACACCTGCCGCCACCTGGGGATTTCTGGCTGCCAGTCCATGCCGTGACGCTAGGTTCGCTGGGGTGTCCAGGCGAGACAGGTCGGATGGGTTGACCTATCGCGCCTATCGCACCTATCGCTCTACGTCTATGGTGGACCCCACAGAAAACCCCCGCAGCCTGGCCGGGCTCGGGGGTGTGGACGAGACGCTTCGAGGAGCGACCGCCATGGCGAACACTACCGACCCCACCACCGCGACGGCAGGCCCCACGTTCGGCTGGTGCCACTGGCACGAGGGCCCCAGCGGCACGGCTGTGATGGTCCGGGTGGTGGAGCAGGGGTCCGGCCCCGGCGCCGCCCTGTACGCCTGCGCCCCGTGCAGGGAGCAGCGCGGGCTCGTCCCGTTCAGCGAGCAGCAGCCGTGACCGGCCCGGCCCGCGAGCAGCAGCCCGCCGAGACCCGCGAGCAGACCGCGTACAGGCGGTACCTGGACCACACGCTGGACTGCCTCGACTGCGACCGCCCCGCCGGGTGCGCCCCGGGGGCGGAGCTGCGGCAGGCGTGGCGCGCCGAGCGCGGCCACTGACTCCCGTCGGTCTGGGTCACGGCGAGGCTCAGGCCGGCGGGCCCTCCCGCACCAAATCGGCGAGCGGGACACCAATCGCGTCGGCCACACGGATGAGGGTGTCGAGCCTCGGTGATGCGTGGCCCTGCTCGATCCGGTTGTAGGAGTCGAGCCCGATGCCAGCACGTAGCGCGACCCGCTCTTGCGTGAGGTTCTGCTGGGCGCGTGCCGCTCGTATCTGGTCGGCGATCTGCTGGCGTCGGGCGCGGACGCGGGCAGGCGGTAGCGGCTCGTGGTGCACCTGCCCACGTTCCGTATTGCATGATCACTTGTCTTTAGAGTTGACCCCATATTGTCTGATCAAGGAAACTCCGGGTAACCGGCAGGGACCCCCCACCCGCGCGCCCTGGCGTACACGTCTCCGCCAGATCGCGCCGTACGGCGTCAGGACTCGGTCAAGACGCCCCGCCCCGCGCCCTGATGGGTGCGGGGCGGTTTACGTTGGACAGCAGAAGGCCCCCGCCGATTCACACGGCGGGGGCCTCGCTCCTGTGCGGCCGGCCTCCCCGCCGACACAGCACAGGATTCGGAAGGCACGTCTCAGACGCGCGCGGGGAGACGCATCTGCCCCTTCCACGCCTCAGACCCTACGTGCCGAGGGCACGGAATCCATCCCTCGAACGGGTGACGAACACCTCGCCTCGGGTGGGGATGTGGCCCCTATGTGGCCCCGATCATGGAAACGGCCTCCGAATCCTGGTGGACTCGGAGGCCGGTACAGGCTCTCACCTGCGACTATCCATGGTGGGCGCGGACGGTTTCGAACCGCCGACATCTGCTTTGTAAGAGCAGCGCTCTACCCCTGA